AGGAGACGGTCCGGCTTCACGGACATTTTAAGGCCGAGCAGGTTCAATTGGTTCATGAGGGCCACGAAACCAGCTTGGATGTTTCCTTGGTTCAAGGCACCAAACGCTGCCGGGCGGGTTTTGCCGCCGCCGATGAGAGCCGTCGACCACGGATAGGTTGCCTCGTCCGAAGGCTGAGTTTCCGAAACCGGGATTTTGAGCCCGGCGTAAGAAGCATTCGCCACGGAGGCGAGCTTGCCGTAGGCCCAAACTTCCACGAGTTGGTGGCAGTATTCGCCGAGCAGGCCTGCCATCTTTTGCACTTGTCCGGTTTGGTCGTCATCCATCAGTTCTTTCGAAACTGGGTAGAGGGTGCCAGCCTTTTTGTTGCGCAGCTTGATGTCAAGGCCAAGAGCGCCAACTTCCGGGTACTGCTCGCCTTCAGCAACCATGGACGGGAAGCCGATGCCATGCAGCGGGGCGTAGAGTTCCTCCATTTTCGTGGAAGTAACGGTGTGCGCCCAATCGGCGTAGGTCACGTCAACCGACTCATACATGGAGTTGACGACCGACTGCACGCCAGCTCGGAGGAGTTGGGTGAAAGAGGTCGCAGAGTCAGCCTCGCGGAGTTTGCGCTTTGCATCGCTCCAAGAGAAAGCGGGGTCGAGAACGGGGAATTGCTTTGCATCAGCGATATCAATTCCCATGTCGCGGCGGATGGACTCGCGAAGAGTCTTCTCTTCATCCGATTTCCACATTGCGCGGCGGATTGCTTCCTTGGCCTGTTCCTTGGACGCACGGCCCAAGAGATTGTGTTTCGTTTCCATCGTGTCTGTTCCTTTTGTGTTGGTTCGAAATTAATAAACGACGCCGGTCGAAGCTGCGCCGAGGAGCACGAGCCCTTCGACACCGGACGCGCCAGTGACGGCAGCACCTTGGAAGATGCCGATCTGATTTGTGCCGGTGATCGACACGGTTTGAGCGTCGACGTTGGTGCAGTACACAGCAGCGCCCGGAGTGAAGGCGTCGCCAGTTTTCAGTTTCAGCTTTGCAACCACGCCATAGACGGGTCCGGCGAGTGCTTCAATAGCAGCGGCGGCGTCAACAGCGGTTCCGGCGTAGACGGCCTTCGGCTTGCCGTCGACAACGGTCTGCGGAGCGATACCAACGAACGTCGCGCCGTCAGCGTCATCAGTGACCGGTTTAATCAGGTCCGTATCAAGGAACATAAGGTCGCCCTGATTGTAGGAAATCGTCGCGTCGACGACCACCGAGGCTTCGGGAAAAAGGGATTTCGGAGCGATGCTTTGCACGATCCGGTTTTTTGCAACGGTAGGCATTGTGTTTGTCCTTTCAGTTCAAGTTTAGATTTTCACGCAATCAGCGAAGGAAACTTTTGCCTTTCCGTTCGCTGCTTCCGTTTTTTCAGTCGAGGTCACGAAAAGCGACGCGAAAGACTTGGGGGACTCACTTCCGCCCTTGCCCATCGTGAACGCCTCTTTAAACGTCTCAATCGTTTTGGTGATCTCAGCTTCCGACTTTGGAGTGCCGATCAGCGCACGAAGCTTGTCAGTTTCAGCGCGTCCGAGCTTCGACTCAGCGAGTTTCTTGTCGAGCAAGTCAGCGAGTTCACGCTTCTTGAGTTCGCGCTCAAGGAAAGCAATTTTCGCCGTGAGTTTGACGACCGACTCAGAGTGTTTGGTTTCCTCTTCTTTTTCGGTCTCTTCTTCGGCTTCAACTTGCTTCGCTTCGCCTTCAGCTTCCGCCTTTTTCTCGGCTTCGACTTTGGCGGCCATGTGCTTCGCAAGCTTCATGGCTTCGGCAGCGCACTTGAGAGCCTCTTCATGGTCTTTGCCCATCTCGCGATATGCTTCGTAGGCTTGATGCGCGGCCTTTTCGCCTTCAGCTTCCATGCCTTCGCAGGCTTCGCCCATGTGCTTTTTGATCATGTCGAGGATGAGAGCTTTGTCCTGCTCGGCGTCGGCGTGGTCTTCGCCAGCGGCGGGTTTCTCTTCTTCCTCGCCCTCTTCGTCGTCGGCTTCGACCTTCGCCGCGAGCGCCTGCTTCGCCTCTTCAGCCTGCTTCGATTCTTCGACTGCCGGGAGCTTTTTCGCTTTGTCCTCGGCCTGCTTCATTTTCTTTGCCATGGTTTCGTTCCTTTCGGTTTCTAGCATTTCGAGGACTTTGCCACGAGCGCCCGGCTCGGTGACTAGATCCGTACTCACAGCATCGCCGATGGCTCGCACCACTCGGACGGTCGTGATTCCCTGTTTCAAAGCCTGCATGAGTTTCGGCTTTGCTCCGCTTGGGATTTTCCCCTCGCGGAGAAACTTTTCCATATCCGTTGATTCAGCGTCACCGCTCGCATTGATGGAAAGCCCGATAAACTCCTGCTCTGGGTATTTTTGCGAGTAGTCGAGCGCGTGCCTGACGAGTGCCCGTGCCCACCCGAATGCCGGGTCAGGGAGCATGACAAGATCAGCGCAAAGCATCGCCGCGCCGTCGTCTCTCTCTTCAAGCCTCACACTCTCAAAGTGCCCGACAATATCGCGGACAGAACGTTCGGGGCGGTCCGACTCTTCAGACCGGGAAGGGTGATCGGCAAAACACTTCTTCCCCTCAAACGCTGTAATGCCTGATTCGAGCGCCTCACGCGTATAATAGAACGCATCGCCGAGATTGCCGAGCCCCTCCTGAATGAGTGCGACTTTGAAACGAACGGGGCCGACTCCGTTGTCTTTCCAGCTTTCAAGGAATCGAGCGCGCACGGGAATAAGTGCCGCTGCCTCTTTGCTTTTCAGAAGGGGAGCATGGGTCGTCGCCGAGTCAGCCTCTTTCTTGTCGACGAGTTCAATCCCTTCGGCCTTGAGCGTGTTGAGGAGTGTGGCGGCTGGCATGTCCGGGTTCTTCACAAGCAATGCCTGAGCCTGTTCGTCAGCACTCGACGGTGCGGGAAGCTCGGCGTCGTCCTTGGTCAACGGCTTGCGAATGTCTGCCTTTGGGACCGGGCCTTTCACGAACGCTTCGCATCCCCAAAACCAAAACGGCAAATGTAGGCCCGGTTGAGCCTTCTTTCCCGTCGCCGGTTCGGATTCTTTCAGGGGGGCGGCGAAGTACGTCGTCAGCGCCCACGGATTCTTTGGCTTCATGCCCACGCCTTCCGTTTGTCGCGGTCGGTTTTTGAAACAAATTTTACGATAATGTCGAATTTCCCGGCCCCGGCTTGCACAAGCTGCGGCCTATAGTCGAGGGCGCGAAGGTCAATTCCCTGACTCTTTGCGATCTTTTCGACCTCTTCAAGATTCTTGCAGCGGTATCCCTCAATCTCATAGACGTGACGATGGACCGTGTGCTCCAGTGCGGTTGATCCTTTGTCCGCGCTGGCGAGGATCTCCTCTTCGTGTCCTACAAACCTTTCCCGTTCTTTCTGGTAGCGTTCGAAACTAGGAAACCCAAACGCCTCGGGGTTTGCCGAAAACTCTTCGAAAGTGGCATTTTCCATTTTCGCTGCAAGTCCGGTCACTGATTCGCCCTCTTGATTTCATTTTTTTGTCCGCTTGAAAGCGCGTTCGCTGGCGCAGTCAGCGGCGCGGGCGCGGACGATACGCGAGCCGACTTCTCGGCGTCGATCTTTTCTCGCTCGGCGTCGTACTCGTAACTGGTGATCCCGAGTTCCTTTGCTGCAATGGTAGCAGCACGCTCGGCGCTCACCCATCCTTGAGATTGTGCAAGTGCGAGGTCCTTGAGCTTCTGGGATTTATCTGCCGTGATGATCTCCGGGAATGTGACTTCGCACTCGACGTGCCCAAGCCCGGCCCATTCCATGACGCGATCCCATAGATCATGGATGACGCGCTCGTAAACTTGCTGTCGCATCTCAAGCCGCTTCGCGATGGGTTCGGTCGAGACGATAGCCGACGCACGCGTCTGCCCGCCAGAAAGGTGAGTGCCGAAGTAGCTGATCGGAATGCCGAGCCCTGATGCAACCATGGAGAGCGCCCATTCAAATGCCGGTGAGCTTCCCGCCTTGCCGCCTTCAGGCGAAATATATTTCCTCTCGATTGCCTCGGTGTGGACGAACTCCGAGCCAGCGGGTGCGACCGTACCGCGTGACGCTTGATCCGAAATGTATGCGTCAATGTCAGCCTGACTTCCCTTAATCGTCGTATCAATCGCGAAGCTGGCTTGCCGTTGTAGCCCAATGATCGAGTAGTTGACCGAATCACGCAGACGTTTGAGAAACCCAAGCACCGAGAAAAGGTCGCCGCGTCCGCGCTTCTCGCCGGTGACGACGTTGATTTTGTAGCGCGAGATTTGATCGGCCGGGATTTGCTGGAAAATGAATTTTGTCGCCGGCTGATGCTGCCCGAATGCCGACGTGTACGTCTGGTACTGCGTTGGACTCACCCAAACATAGGCAAGTTCCCCTGCGCGGGACGGGTCTTCTGGGTTCGTGATGATTTCCCAAAACACGGTTGGATCGAGCAAGCGCACGCGAGGAATGAGGCCCTTCGGGATTCGGTCGTATTGATTCGGACGCTGCACGATTCGCGTGTTGTTGTCTGGGAGCCACCAAAAGCAGGATTCGCCATAGATGCCGATCTCAACGGCGAACTGCTGCATCTGCTCTTGGAGGTTGTTTACTTTTTCAAATGCGCGCCATAGTGCGAGTGCCGCTTGGTTCTCGGAATCCACGCGGAAGCCACGCCCGAGCGTGAAGTCCTTAATGATGTTCAGCGCCTGATGAGCAATAGGGTCGTGGTTGTACGCCCAAAAGCTCGCCGAGCAGGCGCGGAAAAAGTCGATCGTGTATAGGTTTTTGTAGAACGGTCCGCCGAGCAGCGGAATGAAGTCGTCACCCACGAGACCCATATCGGGGGTCAGTGAGTCAGTAGAACCGAAAACGTCCTCGCGGAGTTTCGTTTCTCCCTTGTGGCTTGCCTTCGCGGCCTCAACAAACGCCTTTCGATCGAGCTTCCTGACGCCTACCGCGCCAGTTTCCGGGTGTACGGAAAGAACGCGGGCGTCAATCTCAATTGTTTCGTCACGCTCAAGAAGGTCGACCAATTCTGCCGTGCTGCGAACAGGTGGCACGAATGCCAACTCCTCGGCGCTCAAATGCGCGAGTGAATCATAGCGTGCGAGGTCTTTTGGCGACCGTTCGATTTCAACGGGTTTCATGTGTTCAGCCATGTTTCAAACTCCTGCGCGTTACTCGCGGGTTTTTCAAACTCTTCTCCCGCAAGCTGCACGTCGAGCAAGGGGGCCATTGTACAACGGCAATTAAAGTGGGCGGGTGGAACGATTGAATCACACTCTTCGTTTTTATGTTTCCCGCGCTCTAGTTCTTTTTCGATTTCTGACGACGTGAGCCCGTCGCGCCACGCACAGCACTCATCCGTTTTGTCATCCAAAACGGCGATCCATACCATGTCCGCGATGCCGTTTTGTTTCGCCGTCGCGTCTTGCCCATTTCGGACTTTCGAGACGAACTCGTTGGCGAGGTACTGCTCAATTTCCCACCCGTACCACTCGTCCCCCAGCGCCTCGACTTCAATATCAAAGACGGTATCGGGTCCGCGCCATTTCGGAATGTAGTCGTTCAGATAGTTTGCGACAATCTTTGACCACTCTTGATCCGAAACGAATCCGAACGAAAAGGGCTCGTCTACGCGGTCAGCCTCTTGGACTTTCGCGAGCCGCTTGGGGGGGCGTTTCACGATTCGGGGCTTGGGCATCGCAGCTTTGACGCGAGCAAGCATCTCTTCGGTCGTTTCGTCTTTGACGCGTGCGAGCTCAAGCGCATCCATAATGTCTCGACGAATGCGGGAGAATGCGAGCGCGACCCGCCCTTCGACGCTTTCTCCCAGCATGTCCTCGGCAGCGATGACCTCGGACGTTCCGCACGGTACGTTGTACTTTGCGGGTTGCTTCAATGCGCGCCCAATAGCCTCAGCCTCTCCTACAAGGGAGAGCGTGTAGGCTTGCGCTGAGAGTTCTTGAATCACAATGGCGACGTGCCGGGCGGCGAGGCCAAACTCAAGCGCAAGGTCTGCGTCAACCTGCGCGAGCGCCCTTTTCCCCGAGAGAGTCCACATCTCTCCCGCAGAAAGCTGCGCGTAGCGATACGCGACAATTTCAACCGCCCGGCTCATCGCCTTCCTGAGATAGTCGTTTGCTTCCTGATTCGCACGCACGAATAACCGCTCAAGCGCGTGGTCACGCTCAGCAATAAAGTCGGTGTAAGCCCGTGAGCTTTGCGCCGGTTTATGCGTCTTCATCAAGTGTGGTCCATCCAGAGTATCAGCGCCACGAGACTCAGAACAATCACCGGCAAAAATTGTTCATCCATGCTGTCCCCAAAGGTGAGAAGGCGGGCCGGGATCTGCCCCCGGGCTTTCGCGGCAAGCATCCTTGCCGTTCGCGACGTGCTATCTGCTACACTACACCGCACCCCCAAAACGCGAGCGCATCCTTGTGCCCACGAAACTATGTTCGCATGAGAACGCGCATTCGCCCAACTTCCGGTTGCCAAAGTTTGGAGAGACCCGCGATTGCGTAGCCCATCGCGTCGGAAAGGTGAGTCAGCGTTGGGTCAGTCGTCTGATCTAGTTTGTCGGTGAGGCCCTTTTTCCATGCGACCCGCTGAATGTCGCGCTTGAGCCGTGGGCATCGGTCCGGGTGTAGCCACACGTGTGCGCCCCCGTCCGCTGCGCGAAGCTTTGAGTTCACAACGTTGA